AAGCTAATTTAACTTTTTACTATAAAAGACCACTAATAAGCGGTAAAAATACTGCAGATTTTAAAAAGTCTTTAGAAGAAACATTTAACGAAATGTTAAAGAAAGAAGTCAAAGATTTAATCAAAACTAAAAAGTTTATTGATTACTCTCATGGACGTTCTTTACCAGGAGATTTTGAACAAGAACAAGAAGGGCAAATGAGCAAACCTGAGTTTAGATCAGAACAAGGATTCAAAGCTCCAGGAGCAGTAGGGACAAAAGCTCAAAGGGATATTGAAAATGCAATATATTCTGTTTTAAGAAATGGAGCAGAAACTATAGCAGGAAATAAAAGACTTTATACTAACATAATGAAAATAGTAAAAGCAAAGTATGATGACATCTTCCAAGTAAATATGGATGTAAAGTCAAAAACTACAAAGAAGTCAGATGGAAGTAAAGCTAGTTTTGAAGGTGAGTTAGTTTTTTCTGAAGATAAACTTAATCCTGGTAGTCCTGATAACAAAGTTAGAAGAGAGATGAAAAAGTGGCTCGAACAAGAATGGAGCGAAGAACTTGGAAACTACCTTAAAAAGTTGATGAAACTTGATATAACAAGGGGTCAAAAGATCTGGTCAGACAGTCCAGGACCAGTTGATAGAGCGATGATTCTTCAGCAAGGTTTACTAGCAGAAGGCTTAGTAACTGCAATGGGCAAGTTAGATAGAAGAAGTAAGAGAGTAAGTAAAGATGGCGGCCTCGATATGAGGTTAAAAGTTAATAAAGAGTTCATTAAAAAAATGAACGAAATAACTAAAAAGAAGATAGCTGCTAACGATAAGATTAAGAAAGCTAAACAGATGAAGTCTTCTACAAAACGTTCAGGTGGAGGCGCAGTAGTTTTAAAGAAGCCTAGACAAAGAACTAAAGATGCAGCAAAAACAGCACAAAGTCCTTTGCATTTACAAGCAATGTTAGAAGCACAACTTCCACAAGTAGTAGCTAGTAAAATGGGACAAGGCGGATCATTAGTGTATAGAAGTGGTAGATTTGCTAATAGTGTAGAACCTAGACAAGTAATGGTCGGGCCAAGAGGCGGTGTACAAGTAGACTATACTTATATGAAGATGCCTTATCAAACTTTTGAACCAGGCTATAAACAAGGTAGTACAGCAAGAGACCCAAGAAAGATAATTGGAGAAAGTGTTAGAGAAATAGCACAAAGTATAATAGGGGATAAGTTCCTCAAAGTAAGGAGAGTATAATGGACTCAGCACTAGCAAGAAAATATTCGTCGCGTCGTAGAGCCATAGTCGAAGCCTTAGCAGTAGCGTTAGAAACGCAGATAAACGGTAGCCCTCCAATGAGAACTTCCGTTAGTAAAGTAGAAAGGCGACTCAAATTTTGGGACGAAGTGAATGAGTTTCCAACTATCCATATAGGAGCTGGAAGCGAAACGAGAGAATACGATGGCGGTGGCTTTCGATTTAGATTTTTAAGAATTACAGTTCGATGTTATGTGTCGGATGACAATGATGTTATCCACGCACTCGAAGAATTGTTAGAAGATGTAGAAACCGTGTTAGAGGATAATGATCCATTAACTTACACGGATTCAACAGGAGCATCTCAGTCTACAGTACAGACTTCAATCTTAACTGTAGATACAGATGAAGGCGTATTAGAACCTCTTGGTGTAGGAGAAATCACCGTAGAGATTCGATATTAATGGAGATATAAAAAATGGCATTTTTCTTTAGTAGAGATACCAAAGTATTTATGGAATGGTCAGAAGATGGCACAACAGCACAGACAGCTCTTTATGAGATACCTGTACTGGATGGATTTTCTTTCAGCCAAGGCACAAATACTTCAGAAATAACATTAAGTGAAGCGGCAACATCCGCTGGTTACAGTAAGAGAGGTAGAGCAATGTTCACCGACTCTTTTGCACCAGCAGAGTGGAGTTTTAACACTTACATGAGACCTACAAAGTCAGGTAGTAACGCGAAATATGTATCAGGCGACCATGCCGATGCAGCAAAACATTTTGCAGTAGAAGGCCCTTTATGGGCAGCTATGGGAGCGACAGACTATGATAAAGCTTGCGGCGGAGACGCTTTCGGTGGAACAAATAGTCAAGTTTTTGATTTTGCAAACTCAAACAATGTACAAGTTGGATCGTTCAATATGTACTTTGTTCTTGGAGCAGCAAAGGATGCAACTAGCGCACTATACACTACAGGTACTGACGGAGTAACAATTTACAAATTAGCAGATTGTTCAGTAGGCTCAGCTTCAATTGACTTTGATATTGAAGGAATCGCACAAATCGGTTGGTCTGGAAACGGCAAAACAATCGAAGAAGCGGCTTCTTTAAATACTGAAGCTTCAGGAGCAACAGCGAAAGGTTTAATTAGAGAAGGAGTAGATACTACTTCTAACTTTATTAGACAGAAATTAACAGACTTAGCATTAGTCTATGATGCAAGTGAAGTATCAGGTGCAGTCGGATCTTTAGGTAGTTCAGATGTAACCTTTGCAGTTACTCTAACAGGTGGAAACATCACTATAGAGAACAACAATACTTACTTAACACCAGAAACAATCGGACAAGTAAACTTACCTTTAGGTCATGTTACAGGTACGAGATCGGTTTCAGGTAATTTCACTTGTTATCTAAATGATGTAGCAAATGGGTCTTTAGACTTATTTGAGAAATTACAAGAATCAAGAGGCGTAATCACTAACGCTTTTGCAATGACATTCAACATCGGCGGTGGTAGTAATACTCCTCGAGTTGCAGTAGCATTACCAAAAGCTCACTTAGAGTTACCTACTCATGATTTATCAGATGTAATATCTGTAGATGTAGCCTTCCATGGTTTATCATCAGACTTATCATCAGCAACAGCAGCAAACGCTACGAACGAAGTATCAGTTACTTACGTCGGAGCATAATAACAAACTGAGTGTATGGGGAGTCATTTCCCCATACATTTTTTTAATAGGAATAAACAAATGACAACAGAAAATAAAACACCAGTAGTATCGCTTAAGAGTTTGTTAACTCCAAGCAAGACAGTAGGAGTAGACTTTCCCGGAGCGGAAGGATTTACGGTAAAACTCACTTATTTAGCAAGAGAAGAATTGCTAAAGCTTAGAAATAAAAGTGTATCACAAAAGTTCAATAAAAAGACAAGGGCATACGAAGAACAGCTAGATAATGATAAATTCTTAACTGAATACTGCAAAGCAATCATAAAAGGCTGGTCAGGCTTAAAATATAAATACTTAGAAGAGCTTCTATTAGTAGATATTAGCGAAGTAGACCCAGAAGACTTTTTAGTCTGGAACAACGAAAATGCAGAGTTACTTATGAAGAACTCTAGTGATTTCGATGAGTGGGTAAGTGAAACTGTCGGAGACCTGGAAAATTTTACCAAGACCAAGTAAGTTTAATACTTGGGATGATAAAGAAACAGTTTTCTGAGGATATTGATTTAGACAAATACCTTGCAGTCTGCGAGCAACTGAATCAAGATCCTGATCCCGATAAGATGCCTCCAGAGATAAATGATTATCCATTAGAGGTCCAACAATCATTTATGCTACATAGCATATTAACTGATAGATGGGACGGAGCAAGTGGTATGTATATGGGCAAAGATTTTAGCCCTATAGGTACTTACTTAGAGACCTTCGATATCGAGGACAAACGCACAGCCGTCTACTTTTTAGCTCATATAGAAAATGAGAACTCAAACTCTATAAATAAACGAGTCAAAGACTCACAGAAGCAAGCTGAGCTATCAGCAAAAGCAAAAGCGAGAGCTAGATAAAGGTAAATAATGGCTAAAATTAAACATACCGTTGAAATCGATTCAAAGACTAAGAATCTTAAAAAGACTTCAAAGGAAATAGACAAGGTAGGGAATAGTCTTAAAAAGACTAGAAAATCGGCACAATCAGCCGACCGTTCTCTAAAAGGTGCTGCACAGGCATCTTCTAATACAACCAAAAACTTTTCTAAAATGTCCCAAGGTATCACAGGGGGACTTGTTCCTGCCTACGCTACTTTAGCCGCAAACTTATTCGCCCTTGACGCAGCCTTTAGATTCCTAAAAGGTGCGGCAGACTTTCGTGTATTAAGAGAAGGACAAGTAGCTTTTGCTGCTGCAACAGGTATTGCGTATCAATCTTTAGCAAAAGATATTCAATCAGCTACTAGAGGAATGGTAAGTTTCTCAGAAGCATCACAAGCCGCAGCTATTGGTAGAGCCGCGGGACTTTCTTCAGGACAGTTAAGAGAACTATCAGAAGCCGCATTTACAGTTTCAATCGCACTCGGTCGAGATGTGAC